CCCTGTTGACGATCTGCTTCTGCAGCCGCTGAGGGTATGTCTGGCATTCCTCCCAACATTCCCAAGAATGGTTGTGCCACAAAGTTGATAACGTCTGCAACAACATTGACCACTGCCTTGACTACGGAACTTACTACATTGACAACTGCCTTGACAACTGATGTGACTGCATTGCCAATGGCCTTAAAGACTTTAGCCATTTGTCAACTCCTTGCCTAACCATACACCTGGTTTGAAATCAAAATGTTCAAACAGTTTTCTTGTGCGTTCTGGATTGATGCCAATATCGCCTGCGGTCATTGAACGGGCTTTTATGGTCTTGCTCCATTCTTCAAATTTAGAAATCAATATACGGAAGTTATCCATATTCTTATGACTGTCTAAGAGAAAGATAAAAGCAATATTGGCATCAATGATGTCTTTGTTCCAGGGGCATTCACTGGCATAGCCTGCGATAAATCCAACTGGACGCTGTCCTTCATAGGCATTGAACCAGCAGTGATCCCACTTGCTGGCAAACTGCTTGATGGTTTTCATAACAGAATTTTCATCATATTCATCTGCGATTCTTGGTAGTGATTCCACTGCTTCGTCTCTGTAGTAACCAAATAGGTTTACAGTGACATCAAACTCCTGTGGTATCATTTGTCTTACGATCATACTCTTCCCCATTTGAATTCTGTTTGTCCTACCCAACCTGCTTTATCAAAACAGGTATCTGATTTTGAACCTTGATAAAACCAATTGCTCCAATTGTTGGTCTTGCGTCCGCCTGTTCTTTCAAAGTCTGCAAAGAGACTGGAACAGTCTATGGTTATTTGGCAACTTTTTTCACCTTCTACAATGGCAAAATTATAGATAATACCATCAAACATTAGTATAGGTGCAGCCGCTAACTGTAATTTGTCTGTGCCACCTGTGCCAAAGTTTAGAAATGCTTTATAAAGCACCACACGCTTGCCTTCAATCTCATTGTCCATTAGATATTGAACTGTGGTTCTATCAACACCACTTAGGAAAATAGAGAACTTACCAACCTTGACATCAAAGTCTTCTTGTAAGCTGGTAAAGCCAATGAAACTGCCCTGTGCGGCATAGACGTTACTGCCAGCAGTAGGTGCAGTGGCTGAATCAAATGACAAATCAGCACCACCTGAGCACAAATATATGGGCAGGTCTGCACCTGCATTGGTCTTTAGATGTAGTTCAACGCAGTCTATTGCAATGGTATGATCGCGATAGTATTCATCACGATTGGCTGTTGAGGAGAAATCCTTCATTTACCACACTTCCCTCATTTTAACTGACATTGAGGTCATACCACCATAGCCAATGTCAAATGCCTGTGCATCTTCTTCACAGATTGCTGTAAATGGCACGGCAGTGATTGTCAAATTGGTATTCAGTGGAACAGCGGCAACCAATGGGCAGGTAAAATATAGAGTGGCAACACCACTACCATTACTGTTACAAGGACTTACACACATATAGACCTTTGAATGATTATTGAATTTAAAAAAGTCACCTGCGGCCAACACTGATTTATTAGCACCGCAATTGGTCAGTTCAACTTGTTTTGCTCCCAGGGCTGCGGCTGCACTTAGTCTTGGTGTTGAACTTGTTTGATTTGATAATTTGCTATAACTGATCTTAGGCAATAGAATTTCAAAACTAAATGTCTGTCCCAATGTCTGTCCAAGGAAACCTTGAACTGTGCCTGCATCAATAGGCACCAACTGTGGATATTTTACTTCCCAAGTATAGTAGGTAATGCCCAATGAAATACGACGGCTCTTACCACTGACTGTGGTAGATACCTGTGCTGGTGTAACTGTTTTAAAGTTTATACCTGTGAAACTGGGCGATGTGGGATATTGACTTCCTGTAATATCAGCCATTATACAATGCTCCTATGTCCTCTATCTAACATAGCGTCAGATATGATCTGTTGAATAACACCCTTGCGACTTGATAACAGTTGATCAAATCCTTCTGTGTCGTTGGCCACAATGGTGAAGTTCACATTAGTTACCCCACCACCACCCATCTTGTCTGTAGGTGTGATTTGTCCACTTGATGCTGGTGTAAACATCTCTGGACCATTCTCACCAACGATATATGGAGTTCCGCCTGTAACACCACCACCAACTTTCTTACCTGAGTATTGTTGTGCTCTAATAGCATTGACTTGAACTAATCCTAAACCAAATGCCGCTGCCGCAAAACCAATATTGAATGGGAATGGATATGTTGCTAATGCTTTACTTGCAGACATATAGGCATTCATCATAGCCTGTGCAATGTTTAGAGCCTTACTGGCTTCAAATGCTTTTCTATTCTGTTGACCCAATGCAGAAAACAGTTGAGCCGCTGAATCAAGACCCATTTGTGTTTTTTCTAATGTTGATTTCTTTTCAAAGTCAGCGGCTTCTTTGGCCATTGCCTTTTGCGTATCATAACCAAACTGTGAACCTGTGGCCGCTTGGATCTCTTGAAGTTTCTTGGCTTCAAAGATTTTACTTTGTAGAGCCATTAGTTCTTCAGCGTGAGCCTGTGCTCTTAGAAGTTCACGATTTTCAAATTCAATATCTGCAATTTCTTTGGCATTGCGATATTCAACATCAAGATTGGTTTTTGCGGCAATCAATGCGGCATAACTGTTTTCTAATCCTGCATTTTGTTTAAGTTCTTCTTGTGCAATGGCTTCATCAATGGCTCGTTTCTTGGTAGCATAGTCCTGTGCCATTGCCAGTCTTGGATCACTGGCTGCGATAACTCCAGTGGCAGTGGCAATACGCTCTGCTTTGGTCTGTGGTGTTGCCGCACCTGATAATAGATTGCGTTGTTTTTCTGTTTCAAGTGCTTCTTTTGCCGCTTGATTATTGGCAATAGTGGCACGCAGAGTCTTTTCCATCTCTGCTGTAAAATCTTTACCTAAGGCATTGCGTTTCAATTGAACAGCAAGTTCTATTTCACGATTGTCAAGGTCTTGAATGTTTAAAACATTTAATTGTGTTTGACTGTCTTTCAATGCACCTTTTAGAGCGACTAATTCTTTGTTGCGAGCAATTTGACTGAGAACAGTATCAAGTTGTTGTTTCTGAGCCTCAGACAATTGATATTCATACTGTTTGTTGATGTTATTGATTTCCATCCTACGCTGATATTCAGCATTGGTCTCACCAATAACTGCCGCTTGTGCTTTAAGGTCTCTTAGTGTTTCTTCATTGAACTTTTTGCTAACACCTAACATCTGTCCAGGAGCACCTGTTGATGCCTGTGCGTTTTTATTGGCATCTGCTAATATCTTAGCACCCTTGGTCTGTGTTTCAATGGCTTTCTTAGATTTATTATCAAAGTCTTCAACACTCTTACTATAGGCAGTAAATGGATTTTCAAAATTCTTTATAGCAACCAATGATCCGCCAAGACCAACAATGGTTCTAACTAATCCTGCGATTGCGGCTTCAGCGGCATCAACAACAGGTTTAAGTATTGGTCCTAATACATCTGCAAAATATAAGGCTGCGGCTGCGACGGCTGTAAATGTTGCAATTACAGGAGCAAAATAAAAAGCCAATGCCGCAATGGCAACACCTAATACTTTAAGAACAGGTATTAGATTTTCACCATTGTCTGAAATTTTCTGTGCAATATTAGCAAACTTTTCAGCAATGCCTGTAGAGTCTAATATAGCCAATGTTGCGGTTGCAAAGGCATTTTGTATCACGGTCATTGACTGTTCAAGAGTCTTAGAAGTCTTACCAGTCATACCATCTAATTCGCCCATTGAACGAACTAATGCATCTGTAAAGTCTTTACCAGCAACAAGACCTTTTGATTTAAACTGTTCAAATTGTTCACGGGTGATACCCATATTCTTGATCAGTTTTTCTAAGACATTACCTGACAGGTTTTCAGTCATAGTGACAAATTCGTCACCATTGAGCTTGCCTTTGTTTAATACCTGACCAAATTGATATAATGTGGCCGCTGAACCTGCGGCACTGGCACCAGAAGCCTGTAAGGCTGTGGCCATTGCATTGGTCATTGTGATAACTTGGTCTTGACTATAACCAAGTTTGTCAGCATTCATTGCGGCCTTGGCATAGGTATCACCAACAGCCGTTAGGCTCATACCAGTTTTATCTGATATGGCCTTGATTGCTTCATTAGCTCTGTTGAATTCTTCTGTGGAGTTTGTGGCAAGGCGAAGTTTGTTCTGCATATTCTGCAGATCATTGATCATACCAAGTAGACTGCCACCAGCCATACCTGCGGCCAATGCACCCAAGGCCTGTTGCATACCTTGGAGACTGCGTTGAGCACTTTGAACAGATCGTTGAATACCACCAAGAGCACTT